GGTGCTGTTTTTTTAGGAATCAGATTCAGGATCGTCATTTTTCTTTACCGGGTTCTGGATCTGATCGCGAACCATCCGCTGAATGTCACCGAGTAGATAGTAAATTGTCATGCCTGACAGTTTTGATTCGTTTAAGACCACAAAAATCTTTTCCATTGTTGCCTGTACTGTTTCAAATTCGTTCATATTATGATCCTCTCAAATATCCGTTATCCCAATAACAGGTTTTTTGTACACCGCCGGTTTTTATGGAAATATATCCGCTGTTGTTAGTTGTTCCCAAATAGACAACGTTATTTCCAACAATATCAAGATTGCCGTTGGTCTGCATTGTTACTCTTTGCTGACCGCCAGTGTTAGTCAAAATTTCAAATTTTCCATCTGAATACATGTCTAGTCTTGTTCTGGTATTGCCGTTTGTATCTCTGTTAGTAATTGAAAGCGTGCCAGAATTATTTTCAGAATGCGCATATATTGTATTTGCTAAAGAACCGTTATCATGGTGATTTTCAATATAGAAATAATTGTTTCCGTTTGATTTGTTTGAAAATAGCGTCAGACCGTTTCTTAACTGGCTTGTTCCATTGTAATTATTCAGAAACAATGAATTTCTATCGCTATATGACATCATGTTCAAGTAATTCGCAAAATAATTGGTGTCAGCCGATGCATTCCCAATGTCATAATTTGCGATACTCGCCCCGCCCATTGTTCCGTTATATGTCAAATTCACAAAATTTGCATTTTTCGCTTGACCAGTAAAGTTGTTTAGAAAATTGAACGAAGTTGACGCATCGCGTGCCAGAAGATAAATTCCGTTTGCGTTGACGTTGTTTCGCATATTGAAAATGCTTATTCTGTTCGTGTCCAACTCTTGAAGTGTAATATTTGACTGTAATTGCAAATAGTTCCCTACGTGCGAATCGGAATCTATATTTTTAGCAAAAAATTCACCTCTTGTCTGAAACTGCATGACACCTTCGCCTTCAAACAATGCACCCGTTTCTGCGTTATTGGTTCGCAGTTCCGTTGTGTTTGGTGAATCACCGAAAACAATTCGTGAACCGGTAATATTTGAACCAGTGATGTCAATCGCGTTGATTGTACCGGATTGAATAAAATCTGCGACAAACCCCCCGTCAATTGTCCACGCGGTTGTATATGTGCCTGAATACCCGGTATTTGAAAAACCGATGCCATTTTTGTTCATTCTGATGACATTGACCGCAGTCTGTTTGTCGGCAGTATCCATGATCAGAATTTCTTCTGGCTGTCCGTTTGCATTCTTTGAAATTACAACATAACCGCCAAGACCGCCGGTGATCAAATCAGTCGCGTGTTCAATCGCGCCATCCATAGCGGAAACCGCTTCAGTCACAACTTCATCTGATACGCTGTCAACAATTGATTCAGTCAGATTTGTTCGTGCATCACCGATTTCAACGTTTGTAAGCCGTTCATTCAGAACATCATATTCCGTTCGAATGACTTTCGCCGTTGCGTTCACGCCTAGTTTTTCGAAATAAACTTGAACCGTGTCACACAATGAAACGCGTTCCAGCTGCAGAACATCTTTGTACTGGTCTGTTTGCTGAAGCGCGATCAGTGAAACATCAATGCTGACTTTCGGAACATTCAGTGAATGTGCCTGAATGTAATTCTGTGAAAGTGTGTTGATTGCGTTCACTGTGATCGGCGTATCATCATCAAACTGATCACTGAAATCAATAATCATTGTTTTCGGTGCGCTTGTGTTCGGCGTGATGTATTGAATCGTTCCGTTTGTCACTGTTCCATCACCAGCGACCGCAAAACCAAGAACCGCATCATACATTGAATCAATGTTCGTTTCCTGTGTGACATCAATCAGATTTTTCCCGTATCTGATTTCAACACCGTTGTTGTTTCCGCGATGTGCCAGAAGTTTCACGGTCAGATTGTCAAACTCATATTCGCCACCGAAGCAGTCAAGAATTGAACCGGCATATCCACCGAGACATTCCCGGAAATATTTCGGCTCTTCCAGCGTGAACCCGGTTTCTGTGTTCTGAATGTCCGTGAACACGCCAAATTCATATTGTGTTGCAAGATGCGAAACAAGTCCGTTCAACGCGTTACTGACACCAACCGCCGTAAACGGAAGGACTGGTGCTTTCCCTAAATCGTAGGTAATATGTCGCGCATATACCGTACAAACCCCATTCAGCGGTTTTGTAATCTGATACACGCGGAACAGCTGCATTCCCTCTTTGTCACCGGCTTTGACTTTGAAAATAGATCCCGGATGGATAGCAGAAAACAGTTCATCTTCAATGAACACGTTCATTTCCAGTTCATACAATCCATTTCGTTCCTCAGTGACAACGGCAGTCAACGCGTTGATCAGTCCGACCCCGTTTGTATAACTTGCCGCGATCTGTGCCAGCGTTTGTGTTGTTTCATCGTACAAAATAGGTTTCATATTTTCCACCATCTAGGAACAACGGAAAGCGAAGTGACACCTGTGAAATCAATCCCATTGTCACCCGGATTCAGAACAGGAATTTCATTGTTCGAATATTCAACATCATTGTTTCTGTTGATCGTGCCTTCATACGCGTTCCCGGATTCGCAATCAATCACCAGAACGCCCGTGTTTTGATTCACGGTGATTGTTGAATTGTTGATTCTGACCGTTCCCGTTCCTGTTACAAACAGTTTCGGCAACGCCTTTTTCGTTGTCGGATTGTGAAGTGTGATTGAGTTATTGACTTCAATCAGCATTTCGCCCGATTTCAGCCATTTCTGCGGTTCGAAATTGATTTCGACGGTAAATGTTCCACGCCTGTTGAATTGCCCCATATTCGGTTGAATATCAGCCACAATCTGCCCCATTCTGAACACATCTGGTTCTTCGTTGGATTCGATGCGCTGGTATCCAGTCAGTGAAGAAAGATAATTAACCAAGTCAGAAAAATTTCTTCCGAAATCTTTGTGAATATAACAATTGAACGGAATTGAAATATTCATGAAACGATTCCCGTCAATGGTCAAATCACCACTGCGACCGGGAATCGTAATGAACTGAACATCTTTCTGCGGAACACGCCACCATTCCGACCCGTCATAAAACGTTAAAAAATCAGAAAGCGGTTTTCCGCTAACTGTCAAAATCTGCTTCATTACGAGAAAACCGCCTTTCTTGAATTATTCATGTGAACAAGAACTTTTTCGACTTCAAGCGCAACTTCACGCGCGTCCATTCCGGGTGTTGCGTAAATATTGAACACGTTTTCTGTTGAACCCGCTGCTTGCGAAATCATATTCATCAGTTTGTTCGTGCCGATGACCAGTTCAGAACCAGAACCATCACCGAAACCCTTCAATCCGCCCGCTGTTGGCAATACCGTCGGACTGTTGAACATGATCGCGTTGTCATACGCTTTTTTGTACCAATCAATACTAAAATGCGGAACACTAGGCGGCATCAGACTAAAACCGCCAGAAATGCTGATGTGCGGCATTTTTAACTTCGGCAATGACCAACTGAAATTGAAAAATGATTTGATTCGGTCAATCGCGTTTTTGACTGCATCTTTCGCGGCGTTTATACGTTCTGTGATTCCGTTTTTGATATTGTCAAACGTCGATCTGATTGAATCCCACATCTGACCGGCTTTTTCTTTGATCGTATCCCAATTCTTATAAAGTAAAACACCGACCGCGATCAATGCCCCGACTGCCGCGACCACAATGCCGATCGGAGAAGCCAAGAACCCGATCGCAGTCGCAAGAACAGTGAAAATTGTTGAAAGATTCGACAACAATGCCGCCAATGGTGAAATCGCCGCCACCATTGCCAAGATTGTCAGAATCAGTTTCTGTGTGTCACCGTCAAGATTTGCAAACCATGACATGACCTGTGTCACCACGTTCACCAGTTCTTCCAATGCTGGAATCAATGATTCAGCCAACGCCGCACCAGCTTTGAAGAATGATTGCGTTGCGGTGTTCTTCAGTCTGTCCATCTGGTCATTGAATTCAACGGCAGCTGAAACGCCATCTTCAGAAAGAATGATTCCCGCATCTTCCGCTTCTTTGCCAAGCGTCCGCAATGCTTCACCGCCATCATCGACAATCCCCGCCATTTCCATCGCGGACTTGCCGAACAGTTCCATTGACAGCGCATCGCGTTCGGTTTCGTTCTGGACTTTTGACAACGCCTGAATAGATTCATACCAGACATCAGTTGCATCACGCATTTCGCCGTTCTGGTCTTTGATAGATACGCCCAACGTTTCAAAAACTGCGCTGCCTGATGACATTGATTTTGTCAATTTCGTGACAGAACCTGTCATCGTGTCCATGCTGACATCAATGAAATCAGATGCATACTGCATCTTCTGAAGTTCTTCAACGCTGAATCCGGTAACGTTCGCCAGTGTTGCCAAATCATCAGCTGTTGACGCGGCTTTTGTTGCCATTCCGACCATACCAACGGCAGCACCACCAGCCGCCATTGATAGACCCTTTGTTTTTTCGGCAACCTGCCCCATTTTCGTTGAAAAAGAATCAATGTACGGGTGTGTGCTGTTCAGTTCTTTTTCCAAGTCTTTCAGATTCTGCGTTGTTTCAATTAGTTCACGTTGCAACGCGTTCTGCTGTTCTTGGTTTGCTGATGTATCACCCGCGTTCTTCATCTGTTCCAGCGCGGTTTTCAGTTCGGTTTGCCGTTTCTTTGTATCATCAACTGCTTTTGTCAAAAGTTCGTGTTTCTGTTTTAACAGTTCCACGTTTGATGGATCTAATTTCAGCAGTTTGTTTACGTCTTTCAGTTTTGTTTGTGTGTCTTTAAGTGATTTGTCGGCTTCTTTCAAAGAATCTGTCAATTTTTTTGTATCGCCGCCGATTTCAATTGTGATTCCCTTTATTCTGTTACTTGCCATATATCACTCCTAAAATTTATCGAAATCTTCCTGTGTCGGCGTTTCGAAATATTCTTCACTGTCATTCGCTTTTTCGATGTACATATCAAAAATCATGCCGATGTCCAACCCATCAAGATCGGACACCGACACGCCAAGTTCAAAACATCGAAGAAGATACAGTGCAACCGTCATTTCGCGGTCAGTTCCGCGATGTTTTTTTTTGATTCCGAAATCTGAACCATGTTCAAATTCCACAATGCCAGAATTTCTGGCAGAACGAGATAAATTGAAAAGACACTGAATTGATCAAGCCATTCATCAATCGTTCCCGGAATTGTTTTGTCTGCCTGTTTTGCCATGACATAAGCAACATTTTCAAACACTTCCAGCGATTCAACGTCAAAAACAGAACCGACATCGACACCTTCTTCATCTGGTGCTTCATCCGGTTCCGTTTCGGCTTTCAGCGCGTTTTTTCTGAACGCGTTTGTCAGCAGTGAAATGTCTTTGAATATGTCACGCCCGAACATTGTCCGGTAAAGTCTAGGCGTGTTTCCGTTCGCTTTGAATGCGACCTGTTTCCCATCAATTTCAATTGTTCTTTCCATAATTTACCCCCTGTCAATTCACTATAAGTTCACGGGTTCGTAAACAGTAGTAAACCAACCTTCATACTGCGTTGCTGCAGCCGTTGCATCACAACGCGATTTTACGATGTTGTCACTGATGCGCGGCATCACAGTCAGATTCAGTGTGTCTGTCTGCGGTGTTTTGCTGCCTTCCAGTGTCGCACCGTTCACAGATGCCCGCGATGCAGTGCAACGATACAGGCAATGACGGATTCCGTTCTTATCGCCCGTGAACTGGAACAGAAGCGCAAACTCTGCTGATTCTGCTTCTGCGCTCTCAAACATAACGTTGTTGTCATCGGCAGCTTCACCAAGAATGTCAGTGCGGAACGATTCAGGAATCAACGCGATTTCAAGCGTTCCCGTGTATCCGTTATTTGCCGCGCTTGCATAATAAACAATGTCATCAGCATAGAACGGATCTGTATCGCCCGCCGGGTCTAATGTCATATTGACCGCGCCCGGAATCCGAACGGGTGCCGCATACGTCAGCGTTCCCGTTCCGTCATCTGTCGCTTTTGCATAATAGACATTTTTCAGACCGAATTTCACTTTATTCGCCATGAATAATTTCTCCTATCTCATAAACAGTCATGTGCATACGTTCAGATTCAATGTATGAATCAGATTTGTTCCAAAATAATTCAGATGCATTCAAAACGGCTTCAATCGTCAATTCATCTTCGAATGATTTTCGCGGTGAATACAATTCGATTACTGGTTCCAGAATTTCAGCGTAAACAACATCATCCGCGCCAAAATTGTTTGACCCTTGGAAATACCAAACGAAATAGGGGGGCTTTGGCACCTTTTTCTCCGGGAATGAATAATATGTGTGCGGGATATTGATTTGATCCATGATTGCCTTAAATTCAGCGTATTTCATAGTTTTTCCATCAACTCCTTTTCTATCATTTCCGCCGCGTTGTCATTGGCTTCTGCTATGTGCGGATAGGCTTTTGACCGCCCGCCATTCTGTAATGCATGACCAAATTCAAGCAGATGCGTCAATCCCGGTGAATTGGCATTGTAAACAACACCTTCCACGCTTAAGCGCGTTTTTTCAATTTTGGTTTTCCAGCCTTTTCGGTATTTCCCTGATCGTGATGTAAATGAACCGGTATTTTTACTGCGCAGTTCCTTTTGCGCTGATTTTGCTGTTTTTGTGACAGCTTCTTCCAATACCTCTTCGCAACCGTCGCCGTAATCGTTCAGCATATCCATCACAACGCTTTCCAATTCATTCGCATTGATGGTTTTAGGCATTGCCCTGTTTCCTTTCGATATACAGTTCAATCATTTCATCATCGCGAACATACGTTCTGTAAATCGTATATCGTTTGCCATTCAATTCGATGATCTGTTCTCCAGCGTAATCGTATTGAAACACGATCACTTGAAATTCTGGGTTCAGCCCATTCCGCGCACCTTCGAACCATTCATTTTGACTAATAGACCGCACATTGCAAAACACTTCGCGTTCCGTTTCTGCCGGAACCTGTACACCGTATTGATTTTCAGTGAATACTTCTGAAATCAGCTTGCAGATTCTTGATCTGTCCATACCGTAAACCCCGTTGCGTTTGACATTTGCGCTTTCTGTTCGTCATATGATTCTTTCAACCGCTTGTATACGCCATCTTCGACTTCGCCGAAGTGCATCTTTACATACGTGCTGATCGCTTGCACAATCAAATCATTGTCAAGATAGTCCGCGCCGATTGTTTCCATGCTGACACCGGCAATTCCGAGATCCAGAACGCACGCGTTGATCAGTCTTGTGATTTGGTCATCGAATGCATCTGTTTTGATTCGAAGCACCAGTTTTATTTCTTCCAATAAATCTTCCATGCTCGTCTACCTTTCGCGTTAAGAAAAAAGCGGGTTATTTGCCCGCCTTTTTCGTTTTCTTCTTTTCGGCTTTATCCGATTCGGCTTCAGCAACCGGTTCAGCCTGTTTCACAAGTTCGACACGCCCGCGAAGAAAAGGCAGTTCATGACCGTCAATTTCAACGGTCTGTCCTGCCTTAACTGTCAACGTTGTGTCTTTCAGAATTTTGACTTTCATCAAGCCGCTGTGACTTTCGCGAAGCCGTTCGGTCTTACAAGATGAATATCTGCCAGAATCTTACCGACAATCTTGACCATATCATGTTCAGCCATGGACTTGTCATCAATGATGAACTTGAAATCTTCGCCTTCCGGGAAGTTAGCAACAACGCCATCAAGATCGCCAACCAGCATTCCGGTCACGGTGCTGTTGAACAGGACTTCCATGCCGTTGAACGGGTCATCAATCTTCGCACCGGTTGTTGCACGCTCGTTCATGATTGTCGCATAGTTTGCCTTACTGATGATAACAACAGGATTGATTGCTTCATCGGACAGGGCAGCGAAACCAGCCATTGCAGCTGTGTTGTCAATCGGATTTGTGACAGATGCCGTCAGTGTAGAAGCAGAAATTTCAGCAACGATTGCGTTCTCCAGTGCAACGGCTAACTGATGACCGAATTCATCAAGCAGATACCGCAGGAATGCTTCGCCTTTCAGTGCAAGAACAGTATCGGAAACAGTGATCCATTTCTTGTAATACTGTGCAATGAAATTGACATATCCAAGCGTCAGGACTTCTTCAGCCGGGTTTTCAAGATCGCCTTCGGTATGCTTTACCGCGCCGGTTGCGCTGGCTTCATAGCCGACGGAATAGTTGCCCTTAACATATACCTTCCGAATACGGGAAAGAATGCTAGACTTCTCCCAATCAGTCCAGATGTAATCTTCAACAACGTCAGAAACTTTGACGGTTCCGCCAGATACACCAGTTGTCAGAAGCGCACGCTGTTCGGGTGTTGCGTTGCCTTTAATGAATTCAGCCATTGCGTCGGCAAGTGCCGCGCGGTTTTCAATTTTGTCCATTTTTTCGTTCTCCTCTTCATCATGCTTTTCAATTACGATTCCGCGAACGTTTGCAACCTTTTCGCGAAGATTGCGCTGTTCCTCTGCCTGTCTTGCCAGTTCCTTTTTACGTTCGACAAGGGAATCAACTTCGGCAGATAACTCTTCAAGATTTGCATCTTCAGCGGTCATCGCTGTTTCGATTTCAGACATTCTTGTTTCGATGTCCTCAATCTTCATTTCTTTGATTTCCATTTCGTTCTCCTATCTGTACAATTTCAGTTTCAGTTCGATCATCTGGCGTTGTCTTATCGCTTTAAGTCTCTCCGCTTTTCTTGTTTCAATCACTCCGTTGAACAAGTCACGATATGAAACGCCGATGTCCGTTCCCGGATTTGCCGGGAATGCCACCGCTGAAACGTCATACAATTTTGCAATTCGGTCAATGTGCCGCGTTACTTTCCGCGCTTCTTCTGTGTACCGATCGCCATCACGCGCGACCACGAAAGAAAAGGACATCTGCGTGTAATTCTGTGCTTCGATGTCCTCATACATTTCCCGCGCTGTTTCTGTCAGTCCAAGATTTGTTTCTGTCAAAAGTCCATGTGAATCGACTTCCAGTTTGATCGCCCCGTTTTTGGTTCGTGCTAATACTGTGCCAGTGTGATCACGCAAGAACACCACATCGGACATGTCGCAATCCTCAAACGCTGTCGGTGCAATCTGTTCGTAAAACTGAGCCCCATCATCTTCGAAGAGAAGATACGGTTCAAACGTGCTGGCGTATCCGCGAACGATGTACTTTTTTTCTTCATCATCGTTCATTTCGAACGCGCCAAGATTTCTGTATTCTCTATCATCCCTGATCATGTTTATTCTCCCGCTTCGCTTGCCTTTGTTTCTGTTCCATCTTCGTTCAGAAGGTAATATTCACCGCGTATCGTGTACGCTTGACCCTGTCCATCTGGTAACGGCGGCAGATTCCAGATTTCACGGATTTCATCCCGGTTCATGATTCCACGATCAGCCATCTGCGAAGAAACGTTCAGTTTTTCCGTTGTGGTCATATATTGCAACCGGTTCGATGTTGCCATCAGAAGCGATCCGCGCTGAATCTCTGTTTCTGAATACATGGCTGATGTCATCGTTTCGCTGAACTGGATCGCAAACGGTTCGATTGCGGATTCATAGAACGCCGCCCATGCGTCACCGTATGCCTTCGACTGCAATATTTCTTCATTGACCGCGAAATAGTTGTACACATTCTTTCTGATTTCGTTCAGTTCCGCTTCTGGTACTGTGTACGCCTTTTGTTCAATCTGCTTGATGTCATTGTATGTATTCGGAAACAGAAGCAGACCGTTGTTGTTGTCCTCTGATTTCAGATTCGCTTCTGTGAATCTGTGACGTTCCTTTTTCAAATCTTCCGTACTGGAAAAGTTGTTCAGTTTTGCCATGAACCGATATGTCGCACCGTTCTTGACCGCTTCTTTGATTCCTTCATCGTTCAGATGATTCAGTTCCATTGTCGGAATCAGTGCGTTGTTCGGTTCACCGAAGAAATCAGAACTGTACTGGAACTTTGTCAGCAACGCGCAATTCGATAATTTTTCGGCTGCCCGCTGATGATTGTGGAACTCATACCGAAGCCACGGTTCACCATTGAATTCAACGATTTCACATTTTCTAGGAAGTACCGGGTAATAACCGACAATTTCCATGTAATCGTCGAAAACAGGAACAATGACAGCCGTGTTGTGCATGTCCAGAATCGTACTTGTTCGGTATAAAAACTGACTCCATGTTTGCCATGTGTTCGGTCTGTACTGCATTCGTGTTTTCAGTTTTGGTTTTGCCGACCCGATCAATTCAACTTTCAGTTTGGAAATGTGCCGCGCCCTTGCGTCAATCGCTGACCGTACAAGCGCGGTTTCATACATTTTCCCGTTCCAAGATGAAAAATGCGGTCTGTATGCAGTCAGCGTTTCAAAATAACTGTCATACGAATCCGCAACTTTCACATTTTGCTTTTTGAAAAGCCAATCAAATAACCCCATAATTTCACCCCGCGTTTGCCAACTGGTTTCCGATTTCCGAGTACCATTTCTGTCGCACCGTCATAGCGTCAAGAAATGCCGCCATTCCGTCAATATGAACGTTGCCCGATACTTTCACCAGCCGTTTTCTTCCGTTGTCAGAATTACGCTTTAACGCCGAATCGAAGAAGTGCATCTTCATCAAATCATTGTCACCGATACACACTGACCCGTTCTTGATCAGTCCTTCGACTTCATCAATTACCGGTGACAAGTTTTCGCCCTGATACACATCATCCATATGAAAGCCATAATTCATCATGTCTTGCGTCAAATATTGCGCGTTGTAACGGTCATATCCCGTTTTTAACGGCAGTATTTCATATTCTTCAACCAGCGATTTGAACCAGTTGAAACAATCGTGATAATCAATGAAATTGTCACCAGACAATTCCAAGAACCCCTTCTGAACGTATATGTTGTACGGTATGCCATCCCGCGCAATCATTTCGTTCAGCATTTCACGCGGCATATAGAACTTCGGGAAAACATACAGTTTCCCGTTCTTTTCGATCACGATCACGGCAGCTGTCAAGTCCGTTGTCCGCGACAAGTCTATTCCGCCCACACAATAACAACCGCGAAAATCATTCAAATTCAGCGGTTCACTAATGCATTTTCCGATTGCGGTTGAATCCAGCCACGCAACCGAAGAATTTTGTTTGATGCAGCAGTACTTTGTCAGAAATTCCGATTTCTTTGAAAGTGACCCTTCCGCGATTGCGATTTCTTCAATCAGATAATCCACTGAAACCGAAACGCCAAGATTCGGATTCGATTTCTTCAGTTCGTTGATGTCATTCCACTTTTCGACATCATCAATCATGTACAACAACGGCAACAATCGTTTTTCTTTTGATTCACCATTCAGAAACCGCGTTGCACGCTTGACCAATTCATCATAGATTCCATCGTTGATGTATCCAGACGTACTGATAGAAAACAACAACGGCTGTTTCCGCGCACCCATACCGGACTTCATGACTTCGTACTGTTTCAGTCCTTTGTCACCTTCCCACGAAGCAATTTCATCGCATAGCGTGATTGACGGGTTGAAACCGTCTGACTTCTTCGCGTTGAATGCGATCTTTTTGACAGTGCTGTTCGTTCCGGGAATGTATAAGTCTGACTGCCGGTGTCTTTCCATTGTCGGGTCATCCGGGTTCATTTTTCGACGGCTGGAATCAAGAACCCGTGATTCCGCGTATTTCGCTTGGTATTCCGGGTCAAGCTGCGTCATTGTCCAAACATTGTTGTATGCCAATTCAGCCTGATCAAGTTTCGGCGCGACGTTATAACAGCGCGTGCCGAATCCGTCTGTACACCAGATGTACCGCATGACGGAACTGGCAAGAATCGTTTTCCCGTTCTTGCGCGACATAACAAGAAAGATTTCGCGGAACTGGCGGTTTCCGTCTTTGTCCACGATTCCGAACATGCAGGACAGAAATGCTTTCTGCCATAATTCCAGAATGAAATTTCCGGGTGCTAGTTCGCCTTCGGTATGGAAACAGTGTTGTTCTATCCAGTCAATCGCGTGATTCGCTTTTTTCTGGTCAAAATAGAATTCCTTCTTCTGCAGTCCGTTGATTATATATTCGTATACTTTCACAATCCACGTTCCGACCGTGATTGAACCGTCTTTTATGCCCTGATAGTATGCGAATATATAGTTTTCCGCGCTGACCTTCTTTCGTTTCATCCGTTTCCCGTTTGATTCCGTTCGATTCCTTCCCATTCCGCCGTATTCACCCCAAAACGCGCCAATTCTGTCTGAAATCTGTAAAGAAAGAC